TCCATTGTTTAATTAAAGGAATATATTATGGGATGGTGGACAGATTTTCGCGACACTGTAGAAGCAGCCGCGGTACCAGTTGGTAATTACTTTCTTCCTGGCTCTAGCTTAGTAACTTCACAACTGGTTAGCGAAGGCGCTAAACAAAAACTTAACACAGACTTTGGTAACTTAGCCATGTTGGGTAGTGGTGTTGCTGGTGGTGCTAACGGCAACATGAGCAACTATAGTTCTCTTGGTGAGATGTTTAATACTGGTGCAGCTCCCGTTGCTACAGGTGCAGAGTTAGGCACTTCTAATGCAGGATATGACCAAACAGGTCTTGGTACTACAACAGCACCAACTACTCCAGCGTTTGCCCCAACTACTGTAGCACAAGGAAGTAACATTCCTGTAGACACTACAACAGGCCCAATTAATCCAGCAGGTTCTCCTAATGCTGGTGGCGCTGCCTCTATGCCAGATAACATTGATGTTGGTGGTGGCTATAATCCTGCTACAAACTTTAATGGTACATCAAATCCAGGTTTTTTAAATTCCATGATGAGTGGTAATTTTGGTGATGCAGCTTCTGCTGCTGGCAATTGGGCTGCTAAGAACCCTATTCAAGCAATCTATGGTGCTGGTAGCTTGTATGACATGTATGCCAAGAATCAAATGGCAAACAAACAACAAGCCATGTACAATCAGAACCGTGCAGACATCTTAAATACCTATCAACCAGGTTCTCCTGAGTACAACTTGCTTAAACAAGAGATGGACCGTAAGGATGCTGCTGCGGGCCGTAACAGCCAGTATGGTGTACGTGCTAACGAGTTTGCTGGTAAGATTGCTGGTTTGCGTATGAATGCCTTGGGCAACATGCAATCAGGTCAAAATGCCTTGGGTAACCAAGCTTTGGGTAACCAGTTTGGAATGTTCAATACGCCATTGACATTGGCTGCTCTTACTGCCACTTCTAAATAAGGAATCATATGGCTGACTTATCAACCATGTTTAACCAACTTGGCCCTGCAGGAGGTTCTATCCTAGCAGGCGTTCAAATGGGTAATGAGGCTAATGCTGCTAAATCAGAGCAAGCATTGCGTCAAGCTCAAATGGATAAAATCTTGATGGAAACAGATCAAGCTAAGCTAATGAATCCTTTGGAATTACAAGCTAAGCAACAATCTATTGCTGCTGCTGACTTAAAAGCAAAGCAAGAAAAGGATGCCTACCGCGATGAGGTTTTGGGTAAAGCCATTCCAACATTAGCTGGTATCTCTGGTCCAGCTCGTTATGCTGCTGCAGAACAAATCTTTGCACAAGCAGGCATTCCTTTAGACCAAGCAGACAAACAGCATTTGTTTGGTATGTCTCCTGAAGCTATGCTTAAAGAACTTAAAGCCAAGCATGAGTGGTCTCTTACTCAGAACAAAGGTTATCGTCAAGCAGTTGATGTTGCTAACATTAGCAAATCGTCTCATCTGGAAGGTGCCCGTATTCAGGCTAAAGCTACTACTGATGCTGCAGACATTCGAGCACAAATTGCAAAAGATCGTGCTAGTGCTGCAAAATCTGATGCAGCAATGCTGGCTAAAATGGGTAATAATTACGCGGGGCAAGCTGCTTATTACGAAAGTAAGGCTAAAGAGGCTTATGATGCTGGTAATAATGAGTCCTATCTCTATTACAAAGGTCTCAAAGAAGCAGCTCAATCTCAAGAACTGGCTAAAGCTTCAGCTAGTCAAAATGCTCGAGCAGGAGCCGATGCAGCTCGATTGGAAGCTTTGAGTGGAAATAGCGTCATCGTTAAACCACCAAAACCGTTGTCCATTGAAGACAAACGAAACGCACTTTAAGGAAACACTATGGCAAGTTGGAAAGACAAACTTACAGATGAAGAGGTCTCAGCCCTCTACAAATACAAAACAGAAGGTAAGCAAGCTTTGTCTGATGCAGAGGTTGAACTTGTCTATCCATATGCTCAATACTTAAAGCAAGAGAAAGCTCAAACACAACCCACCACTTCTGCAACAGGAGCTTTTACTAAATCTGCTGTTGAGAATGCCGCTCCCGCTATTGGTGGTTTGGCAGGTGGTGCGGCAGCCATGGCTGCTGGCGCTCCTCTGATTGCCATGTCTGGTCCCTTTGCTCCAGCTACAGCCCTTGGTTTAGGACTTGCTGGTGGTATTGGTGCTGGCTATGCCACAAGCAAACTGCAAGATGTTGCTACTTCCATTATTCCAAAAGATGTAAAGGCTTCTTTGGGATTCTCTCCAGAACAACGTGCTGCTGAACAACAACAACATCCTATAGCTTCTTTTGCTGGTGAATTGGCTCCCAACTTAACCATGTTCCGTCCAGGTGCTGTTGCACCAATTGTGGATAAAGCTGGCAAGGTTATCCTGGGTTCTATGGCACAACGTGGCGCCATGGCAGGCATTGGTGGGGCTTTAGAGGCAGGTCAAGAGCTATACGCAGGTCACCCCCTTGACCCCATGCGGATTGCTGGTAATGCGGCCTTTCAAGGCATTGCAGCCACGCCTACACGCTTTGGTAACAAGATTATGGGTGCCTTTGACCGCTCACCTAAAGGTGTTGCTGTTAAAGAAAATGACGCTCTGGACACAATACAACAAGAACGTAACCAACAACGTGAGCAGGCTAAGGTCGATCAACAACAGCAGCTTCGTGCAGGTGACACAGAATATGTAGCACTTCAGCGTGAGAAGCAAACACTGTTGGCTGAGAAACAAACTCCTGAAGTTAAAGCTCAGCTTGCTACTATTGAAACTCGTTTAGCAGAACTCAATGCCGATAAGGTTGACCAAATCCGTAAGGGTAATCAACTGGGCTTTGAGTATGAAGCTGGCAACCTTAAGGATGCTTTGAGTGGCTTTGACAAGCAGGTTGCACGTTCTGAACGTCAAGGTCCAACAGAAAGCACAGATACTTTCTTTGTAACTCCTCAAGGTGAAGCTTTATTTAACCCCATCTTTGAAGATCAACAACGTGTTAACCTTGCTCGTAATGCAGCAGGTGAACAGCAGCAGTTGGCTTCTGAGTCTGGTTTGGCACAACGTTCACAACAAGGCACACAAGGCGACATCTTTGAACCACAAACTAACATGCACCGTGCGTACACGGACTTGCAGGTTGAAGGTGCAAATGGTCAAGCTCGTAACCTTACTCGTGCTGAGTTTGAACAAACCTTGGCAAAGTTGGCTAAAGAAGAGGGCACTGCTTTTCAACATCCAGAACCTCACGAAATGGATGCTGCATACCAAAAGTATTTGGATGCTGTCAATGAGAAACAAGGTGGTTTGTTTGACATTGCTTCACGCAAAGAAGCCTTCAATGAAGGTGTTCGTGTTGACAAACTTCCAGGTCAAGTACAAGAACATCCTCTTGTTAAAGCTGCCACAGAACGTGTCACTAAACAAGAAGAGTTGGTATTGAAATTACAAATGGATGCACATGATGGTAAGCCTGTTACAGGATTGCTGAAACGTGCTGAAAAAGAACTGAACAACCTTCGTGCTGTTCAAGAACAACAAGCGAAAAACGTACACGAAGCTCTTTTGAATCGTGAACCTACTTCTGACACTGCTGCTAATGACCTCCGTGCTGCTGCTAACGGCTTGTTGGATGCGTTAACAATGCAAGCAGGTAGTCCAGGTTTTAACGAGCGTCCTGATGTGTTAAAAGCTCTTGGTGACTTTGCCACTGCTTTGTTTAATGCAGGCTACACATCCTTGAAACGTTTCATGGAAGCTGCTCGTCAGTTCCTTGGTGCTAAATTTGACAATTTGTCTGCTCAACTAAATGAAGCGTTTGCTGTTGAAAGCACTAAGCTTGAAGGCAGTTCTATTCCTGCTAATGAAACAACAGAAAACATTGTCAATAAAGCTTACTCTGAAAAAGATGGCAAGCAATGGAATATGCTGCAATCTGGTGCTACTCTTACTGCTATGAAGAATGGTTCTACCATTGTTCGGGAAGTGGGTCGCATTGTACAGAATGCCATTAAGCATGCTGAACTGGCTGTTCATAACTTTGTGTTTCCTGCTGAGAAAGCCTTGGCTTCCTTGTCAACAAAAGAGTTTGAACAATTGGCTGACGTATTTAAACGTGAAGCCATTAATGGTGAAAAGTATGATGGCGACTTGCTAGCGCAACATCTTTCCATTAAACAGATTGAAGCCTACACACGTATGCGTGAAATGTTTGATGACACCTTACGTGCACAAAACGTGGCTCGTCGTGCTATGGGTAAACCAGAAATTACTCCCTTGGATGCTTATATGGCATCTCGTTGGGAAGGTGCTTTCCGTCAACCTGTACACAATGCAGAAGGTAAACTTGTTTGGTATCTGGCTGCAGACTCTAAGATGGGTATCAAGAAACAAGCAGAAGCTTTGCTTAAAGAACAACCTGGCTTGGTAATTGATTATGCTAAAGGCAGTCAAGTGTCTTTGCGTGGTAGCAAGACAGACATTCAAAGTGCTTATACTACTATGCTTGACATCTTGGGTCACGATGATCCTGCTGTTCAAGCAATGAAGAAAGCAGTTGAAGAAGCTGCTGCTATGGAAACTGAGTTTGCTCGCGCACAAACTAAACACTTTAAAACTAAAACAGGTGTACGTGGTTTTGTTGGTGATCGCCCAGGTATGGGTGGTACTAAAGAGGCTTTGGCTTTCTTTGAACAACAAATGGAATATGCCAAGAATGCTTACAACTGGACTGAGTTACAAAAGGCAGGTGACATTGTTAAGAAAGTTTTGTCAGATGAACGTCTGCAAACAGAACAGCCTAACAACGTAGCCTATGCTCGTGAGTATTTTAAAGGTGCATTGGGTCAAGGTCAAAGTGCTGTAACTCGTGCTATGGAAGATTCTCTGCGTAAGGGTTTGGGCGTTAGCTCTGCTCCGTTTGCTCGTGCTGTTGCTGATATTAAGAGCTACTTTATGTTAGACAAATTGGCAGCCTCGGTTCCTAACGTTTTGTCTAACACCATTCAGCTCATTAACGTGCTGCCTCATTTGGCAGATATGCGAGCACAAGGTTACAAAGGTAACATTGTAACTGCTCCAATCATTGGTACTGCTGCTGGTATGGCTATGACTTCTGCTCACTACATGAAATCTGTAGGTGCAGAATACATGAGCAAGCTACCCAGTCAGTTTTTTAAGGACATGTTCTTGTATGCAGAAGAGAACGGCATCACTGCTCGTTCAATCTTTGATGAGAACCCACTGGGTACGGCGTTTAACACAACTAATAAGATTGCTAAAGGTTTGAGTGTTACTTTGTCTGCTACAGACGTATTGACTCGTAGTATTGCTTTTGCTACCTACGCACAAATGCTTAAAGATAGCGGCAAGTTTACAGACATGCGCAAGCTGTTCCAAGTTGCTGAAGAACGTGCTAACGCTAGTATGGTTGATTATCGTCAAACAGAACGCCCCTTAGCTTTCGGTAAGGCTGGTACAATCGGTAGTATTGCAAGCACTTTGCAAACCTACCCAATGAACTATTACAACCAACAAGCATACTTCCTCAAGGAAATGGCTAAAGGTAACTACCTGCCTTTGTTAACTTCTTTGATGGTACAATATGCTGCGGCTGGCGCACAAGGTTTACCCTACTTGGATGACATCTACAAAGCGTACATGTACGTTAAAGATCATGCCCTGTCTGCAGAGCAATGGTTAAAAATAGAAGATGGTGAGTTTGCTCGTGATCCCAAGATGTGGTTAATGGACACCTTTGGTAAGGGTGCTGTTTACGGTGCTCTGTCTGAATCTACTGGCCTTGGTTTAACTTCTCGTTTAGCTGCTCCTGGCGCTAGCGAAATGATCCAAGCCCCTGGCGGCCCTGCTCTTGATGTTGCTAAACAAGCATACTCTGCTGGTAAAGCTATTGTTAATCCTACTAAGGAAAACACTGCTCAAGCTATTATGAATATCCTGCCTTCAGGTGTTCAAGGTGCTTTTGAGATGTCTCCTTGGATGGAGGGTATTACATACCAAACCACTCGTGGTGGTAAGGGTGTGTATGCAGCTTCTAACATTGGTGAGAAAGACATTCATTATACACGTACTCCTGAAGAGGAATCTTTGCGTCGTTTGACTAGCATGAAGAGTGCTAAAGAACAAGCAGAACGGGATATTGTTTATTCGGCAAAGGCTAAACAACAATTGACAAAAGAAAAGAGTTCGGAACTGGTTGATAAAGCAGTTATTGCTTTTATTGACAAGAATCCCAAGGACGAATTGAAATACCGTCAACTGTATGCCAAGCTTACGGGTAAGGATATTGCTTCTGATTCTATGTACCAACTGGCTCTCAGCAAGTTGCGTGATGACCGTCAGAACCTTCTTGAGAAGAGCAAGTCTCCTCGTGATATGATTGAGGCTATCCGTATGCAGAAACGTTTGGAGGCACAATAATGGCTGATTTTTCTATTCAAGACTACATGAATAGACTAGGTGGAATCCCACGGGGTTCTAACCTAGAAGCATATCCACAAAGGTATATCCCACAAGGACGTACTGTTAGTGAGTTTAATGATCCTACTGGTGAACCTGGTAGGGTTGGTCTATTCTCTCCAAACACTGTTCAAATGAACACTGCTCCAATGGAAAAAAAGTTTGCGCTTGAAACTCTTATGCACGAGGCAGCACATACAACACAACCATTTATGCCGCACTTCTTAAATGGCAATACTACTAAATTACGTGGCATTGATTATGAGGGGTATGTAGATAAGAATGGTAGAAAGAGTGTTGTTGATGAGGTTTTAGCTGACTTAAAAGCTAAAGAAGCTCTTCTGCCTAAAGGTAAATCTGTACTAGACACAGAACATGGTCGGAACTATCTTGACCGTGTTCGTACTAGAAATCAAATGCAACCAGAAGAAGCAAGAGCATATATTACTAATGCCATGTATCACCCCCATGTGGACATGATTAAAAAACTGTTTCAGAAATGAAAAAAGCCGCCAGGATTGAACATCCTAGGCGGCTTTCTTTTTGTCTTAACCTTCTTGCTTCATTTTCATAAAGACAAAACGGAAGAACGTTACATTAAGAACAATTGCATAGTGATAATCATCATCGTCTTCACCAGCAATGTGCTCAATACCAAGTTGCAAACCATTGATTAGTTCAAGCATTACTACCATATTGATTTCCTTTGTAAATCAAACGCCGCAAGAACCGCCGTGGCCCGTGTATTCACAAATATCCACCTCATCATAAACCATGTCTTTATGCTTGATGGCCTCAGTATATGGAACAGATGTCAAGGGTTGTCCTCCTCGTGATCCGTCTGGATAGCAAGTGAAACCACGAAGTCGGGGTGCATATTTAGCAAGTGTTTCTGTAAACGACTGAACTCGTTTCTCATTATTTCCTGCGCTTCCCCACGAGGGTAAGTTGATCGTGGATGAAATTGACATGTCAACGTAATCTTGAATGTCTGCTTGGAACTTAATTCGCTGTTCATAGTTCTCACTCAGGTCAATAGCCGATTCAATCTTGTCTGGGTCGACTCCATATTCTTGGATAAGGTTCTGAGCAGTCCCATCAACGACGTATTGGTACTTCCATTTAGTGCCTTCTGTAAGGAAGCGTCGCTTGTAAGCAACAGCAAAAAGCGGTTCAATGCCCGTTGTTGTTCCAGCAAGAATTCCAATTGAACCCGTAGGAGCAATGGCACGGTATGCCTTGGGGTGGTTAAGGTAGAATCGGTCACAGTGTTCATTGGCACTTCGTTCGCTTTCTTCTTCGTAAACTTTCAGCCACTTATGCAGCTCAGGACTTACTTCGTAGGGTTGATTACGTTTAAGTAGCCATTCGTGAATACCCATAAGTCCCAGACCAAGGCGTCGATTCTTTTCTCGAACTCGGTAGACTTTGTCGTAGGGGAGATCAGCTCTAAGCGTGCCGCACACCAGAAACTTGCTAGCAAGGGCAACAATAGACTTAAACTCAGCAAGAGATTCAATGTTACCAAGGTTAATTGAACCAAGGTTACAAACATCTGAGTCGTCCTCAGAAGTGACTTCTGTACAAGCATTGCGAAGGGTTTCATTTTCTTTAGTTCCAAAGTTAAAGCTGAAGCCAGGTTCTCCTGTCATCAGTGCCTGTCGGCAGTTTTCTACAAATACGGGGTTATGAGCAAGGCTAAATTCGCCAGGCTTATTGGGGTTTTCTAAGAACGATGCGTTGTCATAGTTCACAGAAATGTTAGTCATGTCCAAAGGAGCAGCAGCATTGAAGTCTTTCTCTTTAGCTGCCTTTACGTCGTCGGACCAGTCTTTAACGTGGAGAAATTTCTCAACGTCTTCATGTCGCCAATTAAGAGACGCATAGATCGCACTACGTCGAGACCCTCCTTGCATGACGTTTCGTCCAATTTCATTGATCGCATACATAAGAGGTAGAGGTCCGCTTGCAGTGCCTCCTGTTCGGCTAAGAGCTTTTCCAGCAGCGCGGAGTCGTGAGTAGTCAATACCAATGCCACCACCCGTCATCAAACAAGACATTGCCCGCCATGTAACATTACTCCATTCTTCCCGTGTATCCTCTTCTGCACGAAGCAAATAACAATTGTTATAAGCCTTGTAGGGGCGACCTGCGTAGTACAAGTAACGACCACCTGGCAGGAATTTCATTTCCTTAATGTACTCAGTAAGCTGCTTACATTCATCCAAGCTCATCAATGCTGTTGTTGTACCGCCTCTTGTACCACACACATCATCTACTAAGCGTTCTGCCAACTTGTCCCATGTATCAGCGGGGCCTTGGGCATATTTAAAGCGAAAGATGTTTTCGCCAAACGTATTACGAAATCGTGATTTATCTGTCATATTTTCTTTATAAAAACGGCAGGTTTGTTACTGCCAGTGAGTTTCTCGTATTCTTTTTTCTTAGCTTCGCGTTCCATTATACACAGTTCACAATTGCCTTTTCGTAACCATTGTCGATGGATCGGGCATTGGCGATTCTTCCGCACGTCTGCCAGCTTCTTCATGGTTGTATCGTCTAATGGCATCCTTGGCCTCCTCTTCTTGCTGCATACGAGTTAAATATTTCTTCTTGTAATGCTGCTGTTCAATTGATTCTACAGGATTGTGAGATGTGGTTTTCATTCGTTAAGTGAGTCAATAACGTCTTCCCAGTTGTCTTGAATCTCATCAGTAAACTTATCAACAAGTTCTTGAAAAGAAATGTCAAGAGAATCTAGAAATTCTAGGGGATCCATTTTAGCTACAATGAGCTCCTTAACATCAGCCATCGACAGCATTAGCATTACCGATGTCATTTCGTTTTTCCAATTCTCTGTTAATATACCACATAGCTTTACGCAAGTCTTCTACGGCATCTTGTTTAAGATCACACCTCCAGATATACTTTAGAGCATTGCCTAAGTTAAACCCCATGTGCTCCGTAATCTGGATACATTCGATGCCAGATGGGTGCATGGTGTAATGTGCGGGGCGCTCCACAGGATCAGGCTGTGGTGTATTTAATTCTTTGTAATGTTCAATGTCAATCTCGTTCAGCATATTTTTTGTTTAAATAATTTAAAGAAACGGGCATAAGGTCAAACTCACCGTCTTGTACATCATGTAAGACTAGGAAGCCACGCCAGTGGCGATTGCCTTGGCTACTCATGTAGTCTTCATCATGTTCATAGCAGGAGCCTGCAATCACACTGGTTAATAGTCCCCCATCCGCTTTGTAGCCCGTAGCGATTTGAAGGCCTTGTTGATGTCCCTGAACGCAGGACATATGCTTTTTAGATAAACAAGCTGCAGCAGTAGTGACAGGGCGCCCCATGAGGCCAGTGGTAAAGTAATGACTATAAGCAACACCATCGATAACCACGACGTCAAGAAAGTTGTGAACGTCCCAACCATATTCTTCGTATCCAAGATCACTAATTGAAAGCACCCCTTCAAGTTTAGCATCATCGTTGACAGCGCGATTAATCCTTTGTTCATGATTTCCTAATGTTAGTACAAGTTTTGGCTTGTATTGTTTCTCTTTATTCTTTTTAGCTCGTGCATTATAGTCCCATATTGGAGACAAGAAGCTAACCATAGCGTCCTTGCTAGCCTTAATATCTTCGACATAGCGGCGTCCTTCAAAGCTCTTCTTGCCCACATCGTAACTAGATAAACTAGGCATGTCTGCAAAGTCTCCAATACAAATAATTGTATCAGGTTTCTTCTCACAAGCATACCTACCGATTTTACTAAGGTAACTAAAGTCAACCCCAGGTTTTGCCTGTACGTCAGGCAGGACTAAGTGTTTCGCCATTTGCTAAAATGAATCCTAAGTTTGCTAATG